ACTGCAATCCCTGCGCACGCAGGGTTATGCGCATTATCGAGTGCCGACGAGTGATGCACCGATGCGAGATGATCAAGTAACTGTGGGTGAGGTGTGCTGTCGTGTGGTTGCGGTGGTTGAGTGTGTTGATGCTGCGTTGGTGGTGGTTGGGCTGATGGGAGCGAATGTATGAATCAGGGTCAAAAAGTGCGTTGCTCGTTGTTTGGTGGGGTTTGGGTGGTGACTCATGTGCTTGTTGGCGGGTTGTATGAGATTCGGCGCGGCAATGAGTCGACTCATGTTTATGGTCGGTTTTTGGTGGAGGTGAGCGCATGAACGCGGTATTTAATCCAAGTGCGGAAAAGTGGGATGTGCTAGAGCTGCTCGCATTGCTGAATGGCAAGGGGGTGAAATATGAGATGGGGCGTGGTGGTCTGCCGAAAGTGACGGGGCTTGATGTAGCAGGGGCTTTGGCAGGGCTGCCTGATCATATCCAGCGGTATGCGTATCTGCTTGCAGGTGCTGCGTTGCGTCCGGCTGACACTAAGCGAGTGGGTAATGCACTCAAGACCAAAGTGCGTGATGATCTGGTCAAGTCCAAGACGACACCAAAGACAGCGACGCTAGACAAGATCGCTGATGGCATTGCTCGCTGTGCTTTGGTACAACGACTCAAAGCCAAAGGCGAGTGTACGGCATGTCATGGCGTGGGCAAGTTGCGTGCTGATGTGCGCATGGTGACGTGCGGCAAGTGTGACGGCACAGGTCGTGCGGTGTATACACTCAAGGAGCGTGTGGAGCTGTTGGGTGTAGCAATGAGTACGGTCAACTATCTCAAAACGTGGCAGGCATTTGAGGATATGGCTATTAGTTATATTTATGAGTGGGATGAGATGATTCGGGGTAAGCTGAAAGTGCTTGTGTCTGGTTAATAGATTTGCTATATAAACACTATGCTGGTCGTATTTTGCAAAGCTCACTTCGGTGGGCTTTTTTGTTGTCCGGCAAAAAGTTTAACCCACCGTCGAAAGGCGGTTTTTTACATTTTGGAGCCTGATATGGCAGGTGGTCGGCCTACGGATTACAGCACAGATCTTGCTAATGAGATTTGTGCGCGTATTGCTGAAGGCGAATCACTACGGTCTATTTGTCGCTGCGAAGGGATGCCGAATATCCGGTCGGTGATGCGGTGGCTCGGAATTCACCCAGAGTTTAGTCAACAATACGCGCACGCACGCGAAGAACAAGCGGACAAAATCTTTGATGAGTTGCTTGAGATTGCTGATGACGGCCGAAATGATTGGATTGAAAAAGAACAAGGTAGCGTTGTCGATCACGAACACGTCAGTCGCTCAAAACTGCGCATAGACACGCGCAAATGGATGTTGGCTCGCATGGCACCCAAGAAGTACGGTGACGCCACAAATATTAAACTGTCGGGCGATTCCGAAAACCCGCTCAATGTTTTGCTATCCGAGATTAGCGGCAATACGCTAAAGCCAAAATGAACAGCCTTGTCGATCTAAAGCAACTGCTTGCTGACCCGTGGTGGCGTCTGACAAGCGGTGCGCTGTACAAGATCATGGTGAAAGATGGGGATGACGATGAAGGCTTGGTGATGCCTTTTATCCCCAATGAACACCAACTCGAATTATTAGAAAACTTTCACAATCGCAACATCATCCTGAAAGCACGGCAGCTTGGTTTTACAACCATGATCGCCATTTACTTTTTAGATTGCGCCTTGTTCCGCGCTGATGTTCGTGCAGGCATGATCGCGCAGACTGATGATATTGCTAAGGCGTTGTTCCGCGACAAGGTCAAGTTTGCATACGACAATCTGCCCCAAGCGCTACGCGATGCAATGCCGCTTGAGCGTGATAGCGCGTCCGAACTGCTGTTTAGCCACAACAACAGTTCTATCCGAGTGTCTACGTCGATGCGTTCCGGCACGTTGCAATATCTGCATGTGTCTGAGTTCGGCAAGATTTGCGCTAAATATCCTGATCGCGCCGAGGAAGTGATTAAAGGCTCAATTCCGGCGGTCGCGCCTACGGGCATCGTGTTTATCGAGTCCACCGCGGAAGGGCAAGAAGGCCATTTCTACCGCATGACCGAACAGGCTCGCAAAAACAAGCAGTCAGGCAAGCAGCTCACCGCCAAGGATTACAAGTTTCACTTCTTTCCATGGTGGGGCGCAAAAGAGTACCGCGTCTCTGCTGATGGCGTGGTGATCACTGAAAAAGATCATCAGTACTTCAGTGCGATTGAGCAGGAGCAGGGTTGCACGATTGATCTTGAGCAGCGTGCTTGGTACTGCGCCACTCGTGACACCGACTTTTCGGGTGATAGTGCGAGCATGTGGCAAGAGTATCCCAGTACGCCACAGGAAGCGTTCCAGCAATCAAATGAGGGTTGCTACTACGTTGATCAGATGACGCGCCTACGCAAAGAAAAACGCATCTGTGACGTGCCTTATCAAGAGGGCGCGGTGGTCAATACGTTTTGGGATATTGGCAATAGCGACGGCACTGCAATCTGGCTGCATCAGCGTGTTGGTATGCAGGATCGCTTTATCCGCTTCATCGAGGGATGGGGCGAGTCTTACAGTTACTACGTCAAGCAATTGCAAGACCTTGGTTATGTGTGGGGCAAGCACTTTTTACCGCACGATGCTGACCACAAACGCCAAGGCATGACACAAAACCTATCGCCCAAGCAAATGCTTGCTGATCTTGGTCTTAAAAACATCGAGATTGTGCCGCGTTGCTCTGAGTTGCAGCACGGCATACAGCAAACCCGTACAGCGATGATGGGTGATATTTGGATTGATCAGACGCACTGCAAAGAAGGCATTACGCATCTCGACCGATACAAAAAACGCTGGAACGAAACAACGCAGCGTTGGTCAGATGAGCCACTCAAAGATATCCACACCGAAGGCGCGGACAGCTTTAGACAGTTTGCGCAGTCGTTAGAACGCATTGGGTTTGCACCTCCACCCCCAGCAGCAGTAATGCCCAAACGCACACATCATTGGAACCGCAGATAATGACCACGACTGACAAACTCACGCAAGTGCATGACCGCGCTATGCGTGGCTTTGACGCGACTTATGATCCACAGCGCGACAACAGGGCGCAGTGTCTTGAAGATCGCCGGTTTGCGTTTGTTCAGGGTGCGCAGTGGGAAGATAATCTCGGTCAGCAGTTTGAAAACCGCCCGAAGTTTGAAGTCAACAAAGTGTCTTTGGCGGTCACTCGGCTGTTCAGCGAATACCGTAACAATCGAATTACTGTCAATTTCAAGTGCAAGGACTCGTCAGGCAGCAAAGAAACTGCCGAAAACATGAATGGCCTGTATCGTGCCGACGAACAAGACTGCAATGGGCAAGAAGCCTACGACAACGCTTTTGAAGAAGCTGTCGCAGGCGGTATCGGCGCGTGGAAGATCAAAGCCAAATACGAAGATGAAGAAGATGAGGATGATGACCGTCAGCGCATCGTCTTAGAGCCAATCTTTGACGCTGATCAAACCGTGTTTTTTGACGTGTCAGCCAAACGTCAAGACAAAGCTGATGCTAAATGCGCATGGCATATCATCAGTATGACGCCCGACGCTTACGAGGAGCGGTTTGGTAAGTCGCCATCGTCGTTTGATGTGGTTGAAAAGAACCAGTACTCATTTGAGTGGTTCTCGGCTGATGTGGTCAATGTCGCCGAATACTACGAAGTCGAAGAAGTTAAGCAAAAGATCGCGTTTTATAAGCACGACACCGCCAAAGATGAAGTAAAGCTAAACGAGTCTGAGGAAGAAGCTGAAGAATTGGCTGATCAGATTCGGTCGCTTGAAGCTCAGGGCTACTATCGTGCGCGTACCAAGACGATCAAGTGTCGCAAGGTGCATTTGTATGTGATTGATGCGTCGGGTGTGCTTGAGGATCACGGATATATCGCAGGCAAGTACATCCCAATTGTGCCGATGTACGGAAAGCGGATGTTTATTGATGGTGTCGAACGGGCATGGGGTCATGTGCGCATTGCTCGCGATCCACAGCAGATTTACAACACGATTACGTCTGCACTGGTCGAGATTGCGGCGAGTGGCTACAAGCAAAAACCAATCTTTACGCCCGAACAAATCGCGGGCAACGAAGGCATGTGGGCAGATGATGCGGTTGAGGATTATCCGTATCTGCTGATCAATCAGACCACCGATGCAAGCGGCAACAAACTGCCGCCTGCACCTGTTGCATACACACAGCCACCACAGCTACCACAGGCTATGACTGCACTGATTCAGGTGGCTGGTGTGGATATTGCCGAACTGACTGGCAATCAGCAAAACGCCGACCAAATGGTCAGCAACATTGCGACTGAAACCGTCGAAAAAATCCATGAGCGCCTAGACATGCAGGCGTTTATCTACATGGACAACATGGCTAAAGCAATGCGGCATAGTGGCTGCGTGTGGCTATCCATGGCGCAGGAACTTTACGACGAAGATGGTCGTGAGATGCGTGCGGTATGGCATGACGACACCGAAGATACGATTGTGATCAATCAGCCGACCATGAAAGACAATGTGCTGAAATACGAGAACAATTTGTCTGACGGCAAGTATGACGTGGCTGTCGATGTGGGTGCATCATTTGCGTCTCGTCGTGAAAAAACCGTGTCAAACCTACTCAAGATGCTGCCGGTTACGCCTGATCCTGAGTTGCAAGCGGTCATTTCAGCCACGATTGTGAGCAACTTGGACGGCGAAGGGTTGTCCGACCTTGCCAAGTTTGGCCGCAAAAAACTACTTGCGATGGGCGCAGTAGAGCCAACTGACGACGAAATCAAAGAGCAACAAGAGCAAGCAGCAGCAATGGCGAATCAGCCGCCTGATGCACAAACCCAACTCATGCAGAAGATGGGTGAAGAAGCTCAAGCCAATGCCGAAGCTGCACGCGCCAAAACCGCCCACACACTAGCGCAAGCTGACAAAGCCAATGCCGAAACCATCAAAATCATGATGGAAGCGCAGCAGCAGCAAAACGCGCAAATGGCACAAATCCTACAAATGTTGTCGGCTATGCAAGGCTCACAGCAGCAGAACCAGCAACAAATCGCGGCGAGTGTTGAGACCAATCCGACACCCATGCCGCAACTCCCACAAGGCGTCCAGTCGCCTATCTAAGACTGAGCAATCGAGGTTTTTATGACACTACAGGCTGATGAAAGCTTGGGTACAGATCCGTCTGAGCAATTACCGGACGACGATCTGAATACTGATGCTGACACCAACGAAGCTGAGAACGATCCGGCTGACGAAGGCGAAGTTGAGGTGACGTTTGGCGAGCTGTCAGACGACGAAACCCAAGAGAGTGAAGATGATGGTGATGAAGATGCGTCATCGGTCATTCGCAACATGCGCAAGCGTGAACGCGAAAAAGACCGGAAGCTCCGTCAAGCCGAACGTGAGTTAGAGCAACTGCGCAAAGCCCAACAGCCACAAACTGCCGTTCCAGAGTTGCTGCCCAAGCCTACGCTTGAGTCGTGTGACTGGGATGAAAGTGAGTTTGAGCAAAAGCTGATTGATTGGCAGAAAGCTGCCGTTGAGGTCGAAAAGACCAAAGCGCAGCAGCAGGAGCAACAGCAAGCACTGATCCGCGAAGCTGAAGCCAAGCGCACAGCGTATCGGGAGAATGCAAAGAAACTCAAAGCCAAAGACTTTGCCGAAGCTGAGGAGGAGGTGGTGTCCATCTTCGACCAGACGCGACAAAGCATCTTGCTTGAAGTTGCTGACAATTCGGCGCTGCTCGTTTACGCACTCGGCAAAAATCCTGCCCAACTCGAACGCCTGTCAAAAATCACCAATCTCGCCAAGTTTGCTGCTGAACTCGGCAAGCTCGAAAAGGATCTGAAAGTGTCGAAACCAACCAAACCCGCTCCTGCTGATACGAATCTGCGCAGCAATGCCGCGCCATCGAGCAGCAGCAAAAAATTGGCTGGACTTGAAGCAGAAGCGAACCGGACGGGCGACCGTACCAAGCTGATTGCTTACAAGAAAAGCCTTCGCAAATAATCCATGAGGTTTTGAATTATGGCTACCAGTCTGACCAGTCAAGAACAGGTGATGTTTGATAACGTCATGATGGGTCTTGAAGATTTGCTTGTCATTGCAAAAGGCGCTGAACTCTACAATCCTTTGACTCCGCAAGAAGCGGTACATGCTCAGGATAAGTTTTGGCTGCCTTGTCCAATGATTGGCGCAAGCTATGACGGATTTGATCAGTCGGCAAACTTTGACGGCTTAACGCAGCTCAATGTGCCGTGCTCGGTTGGCTACCACAAATCCGTACCAAAAACGCTGAGTTCCAAAAATCTGCGCAGCACGTTTGCTATGGATCAGTACGGCAAGGCTGCTATGCAAAAGTTGGCATCTGATGTTAATTCTGCTTTGTTCAACACTGCTGCGCTGTATGGCTCGGTTGTATCGAAGCGCACTGGTGCTGCCAGTGGTTATGACGATGTGGCTGATTTGGACAACCGGTTCACTCGCATTGGCGTGCCACAAGACAGTCGCATGGCGTTTTACGCACCAAGCGCCATGAATGCAATGGCTGGCAATTTGGCTAGTCGCTCCGAAGATTCGAGCCGTTCGCGTGATGCGTATGAGCGTGCGATGATTCGTAGTGACATCGCTGGCTTCCAAGTGTTCAAGAACGACCAAGAAATCCGCCTGACAGCCGCTACTGGTGGGTCGGTGTTGGTGAATGGTGCAAATCAATACACCGTGCCTGCTGCAACCGTTACTAGCGCAGGTCTGACCGAAAACAAGGACAATCGCTACACTGATCTGGTTGTCGATGGTGGCACTTACGCCAACATCAAAGTCGGCGATGCTTTCACGATTGATGGGGTTTTTGAAATCCATCTGATCACCAAGCAGAACACTGGCAGCCTGAAAACATTCCGCGTGGTCGATAAGCC